AGCCCCCAATCGTCTTGGCCACATCATAAATCTGATTCGCCAGTTCGTGTGTCGGTACAAGAACCAGTACCTGGACCTCATTTAGCTTAGTATCCACGCGAGTCAGAGAGCCAATGGTAAACGTACCGGTTTTACCAGTACCACTCTGAGCCTGTGCAAGTACATCCCGACCCTCTTTAATCGGTACAATACCACGCTTCTGAATTGCTGAAGGAACCTGGAAACCAATAGAATAGACTCCACGCAGGAGCTGATCAGGAAGATCCATATCCTCAAACTTATTAAACACCTCCACCTCCGCTAGAACACTAGAACTGTTCGCTGACATCCTCTCTACGATTCTTGTGTATGATGTTTAAACCAATTTTATTGGTGGGCATCATAAAATTGATTCCGCTAAAAGCCGACTTTACAACTAGAGAGTATGGCCGACGAGGAAGACACTGGTGATTTTGCGGATGTTACTGCCATTGAGGAAAATCTACAGGAGGCTGAAGAAGCAACGGCCGATGTGATTCCTGATGGCTCTATGGTAAAAGAGAGTCGTGCACTATCCTTTCTCACGCAACACCATCCTGAATGCCGTCTTGATTATGTGGAAGACGTGATGAAGCGTCTACCTCTCGCAGCATATCCTCCTGATCACGGAGCGGATAAGAATCACAAGAGTGTCCCTTACCTAACGCTCTTTGAAAAGACAAAGGTAATTGGATTCCGTGCCAATCAACTCGCACAAGGCGCTCGTCCTCTAGTTGAAGTTCCAGAGCATGTCACAGATGTTCTTGACATTGCTCGTCTGGAGCTAGAGCAGCGTCGTCTGCCATTTATTCTCAAACGTCCCTTTCCTGATGGCACGTACGAGTATGTTCGTCTGGCAGATTTGATTGTCCTCTAAAAAATCCGAATGCGTTGCTTGGGATCCTTGTACAATAAATCACCTGGTTTTACATCAAAGCATTCATACCATTCATCAAACTGAGAGACAATGTTATTGACTCGCGCAGGAGGAGGAGCATGGACATCCATAAGTAAGGCTTGTTTTACCTTCTCCTTTTTCTCTTTCGTTCGCCAACTTACAGCGTAACTCACAAAGAATGCGCACAATTCCTTCTTTCGTTCCTCTGGAGACGCCTTTATCGTAGTAAGACGTGTCTTGAGCGCATCAAGTGCTATTGCTAGACCACCCAAATCAGCAATATTTTCACTCAAGGTCAATACACCATTCAAATGTTGTCCAAAGTATTCTGTCTTGGAATATAGTTCAATCATATCTTGGACTTTTTCATTATAAGCCTCCAATTCCTTCTTTCCCCACCAAGGCTTCACATTTCCATGCTCATCATAATTCTTTCCATCTGCGTCAAAGGCATGACTGATTTCATGCCCAATTGTTGCTCCTAGACCTCCGTAATTCCAGCCGATACTTGCGGAAGGATGAAAGAATGGCCATCGTAAAATTCCAGCAGGAAGAATCAGCCGATTCCCTTCATTGTAGTAATACGCATTAACTGCAAATACAGCATCATCCCATTCTTCTCGTTTTAGAGGGGTATTGATCTTTTTCAATTCATCTTCTACATCCAGCTTACTGAGAATCAAAATATTTTTCAGCATTTCTTCTGGATGTAGCTGAGTTATCGTATCAGACTCAATTTTAGATGGATAAGCAACTCCTAGATAAATAGAACTGACTTTTGCCGCTGCTTTTTTCTGAGTCTCTTTATCAAGCCATGTGGTAGAACCTGCAAGTTTCGCAGCTGCAGAACGAATTGCTTTTGCAAGAGTCAACCCTTGCTGTTTCACAATTGGAGGAACATAACGCTCGACAAATTGTTTTCCTAGACTAGCCCGTAGCCATAACTGTGCCATTCGTAATGCCAACATCTTTTGAGGAAGTTTCTCCGCTTGTCCACGCATACGATGACCAAAGAGTTCAAAATCCATATCATCATAAGGCGGTGGTAAAAGAGGGAGGCAATAGAGAAGGAGCTGTCCAGCAAATAGTGTCTTCCAGCTCTCAACGGGCCAATCACGGAAAAAATGGTTCAAATGCTTCAAATAAATCTGCGATGTGACAACAACCTTTAGTGAAGAGGAATAGTGATTATCTAAGTACG